TGGAAGCAATCAAGTGGCGAAACTACTGGACTTGAGAGTTATGGCGACTCAGGCGGTGCTTCAAGATTTTTCTATTGCGCAAAAGCAAGCAAGGTCGATAAGGGCAAGGAAAATTCTCACCCTACAGTTAAGAACACCAAACTAATGTCCTACCTAATCAAACTGATTACCCCTCCAAATGGAATAGTCCTAGACCCGTTCATGGGCAGCGGTTCCACTGGTGTTGCAGCTATAAGAGAAGGCTTCGAATTTATAGGTATCGAGAAGGAACTAGAGTACTATGAAATAGCAAAGACAAGAATAGAGGAGGCAGCCCATAGCTAAAGGTAAAAAAACTGGAGGTTCAGACTACGTAGTAGGCCACAAGCGTGGTGGTAGGCCTAAGAAGGAACCTATAGCCCCTGAATATAACGAGATTGCCAAAATCTCGAGGGAGCAAGTAATTGCTTCCTTCGCTCTATTCCTCAATACGACCAAAAAGCAAAGAAAGCTCCTTTTGAAAAACGAGAACCTTAAAGGAGTAGATGAACTAATCGGCAAGGTGTTCAATCGAGTCCTGAAAGAAGGAGACTTTAAAGGTTTAGACTTTATGTTAGACCGCACAATCGGTAAAGTAGTTCACAAGATCGAACCATTAATGCCAGCACCGACAATCATAACTAGGCTGAATGGTGATACGATAGAGCTTGGATCTGAACCTAAACAAATAAAGGAATAAAATGAATATAAATCTGACTCAAAGCGATATGGAGCGCATCCGTAGGCTTTGATTTGTTACTTGTCAAAAATGAGACATAAATATATAGTTTTACCTCAATCATAAATGGAGTAATAAAAAATGAAAGACAAGCCGAATGATTATCTAGAATCATGTAGGGTCAAAGATGGTTATATGGGATCAACGTCCGTTATAGGTAATAACGGACTTTTCCAATTCCATAGAGCAGGAAGGACTTGGGATGTAATGGCTAGTGATGGAGGGGGATGGGATCATATCAGTGTGTCCAGTGTAAAAAGAGATCCCCCTTGGGGTGTAATGTGTTGGATTAAAGACCTATTTTTTAAGGAAGATGAAACAGTACTTCAATACCACCCAAAAACGTCAGGTTATGTAAATATTCATGAGCATTGCCTTCATATGTGGAAAAATCAAAAGGAGGACTTTGAATTGCCTCCTCAAATCTATGTTTAAATGGAGTAATAAAAAATGTATGTAATAGCCGACATAGGTAGCAATTGGTTTACAAAACAAGATTGCTTAGAGGGTATCATCGGTGCTAAAAGGGCTGGGGCTGACTGTGTTAAGTTTCAGCTTTTTGATCATAAAGCGTTGTATGGGTATGAAGACGATGAAAGTAAACTAGTCAGCCTTCCTTCTGATTGGATCAAACCCCTGGCGAGATATGCAAAGAGTTTGAATATATCTTTCATGTGTTCAGCCTTTTCAGCCGAATTACTGGACGTAGTGGACCCTTATGTTGAGAGACATAAAGTAGCTAGTTCAGACCTTCTTAACCCAGAACTACTTACGGCTATAGCCAAGACTCATAAGCCTACAATCTTAAGCTGTGGCGGCCACAATCTACCAGAAATTAGAATGGCATTAACTTTCTTTAGGGATTATCACCCATCGGAAATTGCACTAATGTATTGTGTGAGTGAGTATCCTTCTTATGAACACGACATTGATAATCTCATGAGAATGAGTTCAGAGCTTCCGTTTGAGGGTGAGCTCGGTTATTCTGATCATTCCAAAGATGTATTCTGTGCTCCTTGTTATGCAGCTATGCTAGGCGCTACGGTATTAGAGAAACACCTTACCTGTTTAAAAACAAACAAGATAACACCGGATAAGAGGCATTCCCTGACTGTAGATCAATTCTATCGTATGTGTCTGAAGGTAAAGAGCCCCGAGGTGTTTATGACTCCAAAAGAACGTGATATGAAACACCAGCATAAGCGTATGGCTGTGGCTACTAGGTTCATATCTGGCAATACAAAGCTTGAGTATGGAGTCAATTGGGGGTGGTTTAGAGCTCAAGAATATGTTGAGAATCCCTTAACCCTTTTGGATTCATTGAAGCTGCAGGATAGGGAATCTAATTGTCTCATATCTAAAGGCCAGGCTATTGAATTGGAGTGTTTGAAGTGAAAATAACAGCTTCGAGAGTATCGTTTTGGGACTACCTTTTCTTGGTGCTCTTGCATTTAAAATTATCGGATCAATTGCATTGTGGATGGGGATTCATCTTTGCCCCCATGATAGTTGAATTGTTCACAAGACTAGCGGCTTCGGTGATGAAGAGATGAGTATAAATATAAAAGAAGACCTAAAAATGGCATATGAGGAATTGATGGATAAAGATATATCTTATGCATTTTGGGTGATTTGTGCGATCCCATGTTTTTGGCTATGTTCCATATTTATGTTTCCTGTCTCGATTATCCATAAGCTCAAGAGGTGGGTTAAATGAATGAAGATCAATTAGAATTCCATTTAGAATACGATGGGGATGAAGGGACGATCATTGATTTGCTTATGCTTATCTTGGTAGTTCCTTTTGTATGGGGGCTCATGGTTATATATGCTCCTTTCGCTATAGTTAAAAGCTTGGTTAGGCGGGTTAAATGAAAATAACATCATGTGAGATAACCGAAGAAGAGAGAGAAATACTCAAGCAAATAGTGAGGGATAAAGGGTGTTACTTTATATACCAATGTAGGGAATGTCCATTAGAAAGGGTATGTCGAATAAACGGGTATATAGATCCATCAACCGAGAGTGATATGGCAAGGGAATATCTTTCAATAGCTAGGGTGGTGAAATGAAAATTGAACATATGATGATTGTATTTTTTGGGCTTAATTCTATCCTTATCTTGGTGCAGATATTCGTTACCTACAAACATTGCTATCATGATAGGAAGTTACTGTCTAGAAACCAAGATTGCTACATTGAGGAGAATAGAGGTCAACAAGAAAGAATAGAACACCTTGAGAGAGAGATAATAGAATATCAAAAGAGGGACATTCGACAGCGGGGTAGGAAAGTTGAGCCAAATGAACAAGACAGCTAAATATAATGTCTTTGAGGTAGTGGAAGACCCGTTTATCGAGGGTGCGGTAGTCAATGTTTATATGTGTAGCTTCGAGACAATGCCAGAAGCTTTGGGCCTAGTAGCGGAACGTGGTGAAAAACATCCTGATAGGCTTTACAAGACCGAGGTTCAGTGGACAACAAATAGTTGGAAGAAAAGTATCAATAACGGGAGGAAGCGTTGTTTAAAACTGTGAAACGGAAGATAACAACAGCTGAGATATGCAGGTTTACCGAAGAGACTGAAAACTATTTATTGGACGAGGGCATAATTGCTCGTAGCCCGAAAACTAGCGAATGGCTTGTAGTTGGCCAAAAATGCGATATTCAAGTCATAGAATTTGGTTGGTACGTAGCAAAAGAACCTAAAGGTAACGGCTATTACAGGATTAGCCCTGAAAAAGCTGAGAAATTATTTGCGTTGGAAGGATGGGAAGATCATGGCACTAGATACGCTTAAGGGCATTAAAGAAATTGGTGGGTTTGAAGTTATAGAAACAGATTGGGGCCATCAGACAGACTCATCTGTAAGAATTGATCATAAGAACAATAGCATTTCCTTCAAGCTTCAGGACGGACCCATCAAAGAAAATGGGGTTAACGGGTGCCAAGTAGATACTATAATTGAAGCGGCTAAACTTATTATTAAGGGATTGAATGAGAAATTTCCTTGTCAAGAGAATCATGATGCATTGATGTATCTAGGCGGGGCTCTTGGGGCATTGGAGTTGAGAAAAAAGAATAGAGGAAAAAGAGGGGTAGAGGGGCTGAATAAGGCGTGAATTTCAAGCCTCACAGCCCAGCACAAGAGCTAGTCCTGTTCAGCAAAAAGCCTATAGTCGTTTGTGCTACAGGCATTCAGTTCGGAAAGACATTTTCAGGCGTCATATGGCTTAAGATAATGATGCACACATACACAGCCAAAGACGATAATTTCATAATATGTTCGCCCACTTTCCCAATACTCACGCAATCTACCCTCCCTCCATTCCTGTCAGCTATGGAGGGTCTTGGGACTTACAATAAACAATTGAACTGCTTTAAAATGACACATGGGGGATCGTGTTGGTTCCGGACAGGACGTAACCCCGATTCAATTGTAGGTATTACAAATGTGAGAGCAATCCTGTGTGATGAGGCGGGTCTATTTTCTTTGTATTTCTGGGAGAACATCCAAGCAAGGGCGGCGTTCAAGCAAGCCCCCATCAGAATAGTGACTTCCCCATATTCCATGAATTGGTTGTTCAAAGACCTGATCAGGCCACACAATAAGGGAAATAAAGACGTACAAGCCGAGGTCGAATTGATCCAGGCTAAAAGCACTGATAACCCTTATTTCCCTCTAGCTTACTACGAGAAAAAACGTAAGACGATGGATCCACGCAGATTCAACATGATGTTTGGTGGCGAGTTCGACAAGATGGAAGGCCTTGTTTACGATGTATTCGAAGACGATCTAAATATCTGCACGCCCTTTGCCCTTCCATACGGCACTAGGTTTGTGGGTGGTTTGGACTGGGGGTTCACGGATCCATTTGTTATGACTATAAGAGCCATTACCCCCGATGGTAAACACTACCAAGTTTTTGAGTACTACAAGTCAGGCCTCACGATTACAGATATGGTTGACATGGGCAAGAGGGCTAAGAGCATGTGGCCCATTGAGAGATTCTATGCGGACCCATCCATGCCAGCCTACATCTTGGATTTTAACCGAAATGGGTTAACCACCGTCAAAGCCAATAATGATATCAGGATTGGGATAGATAGGCATTATGAGCTCATTAAGTCTAGGCGATATAAATGTTTCTCTACAGCTTGCAAGTACACTCTTGATGAATATGAGCAATACCATTACCCCGAGTATGTTGAAGTAGGCCCCAATAAAGATGTGAAAGACCATTTGCCGGTAGACCAACACAATCACTTGATGGATGCAAATCGGTACATTTCTATAGCTACCCATGACTCGATGATAAGAAGAAATCGAGTTATAAATAATAATGACTCGGAACCTATGAAAAAAGATCCAACAGTGATAGATTTATTAAAGTCAAGCAAAAATAACAATATTGAGTCATGGAACTGAGATGTACTACCCATATCGTTGTCCTGAGTGTAAAAATCAATTTGATATTGCTAAGGCTTACTCGTCTATCGATCTAGATGAAGTGTGCCCTGAATGTGATCACCTATGCTCTAAGAAAAATAGGATTTTGGCGCCTGGTCAATTCTATGGAGAGAAGGTTGAAGATGCTATATATGATCCTGTATTCGGGTGCATTATTAATAATAGCGCTCATCGGCATCGTCTTGCTAAAGAACGGAACTGGGAAGAAGTAGGGAATGAAAACCCAAACAAGATGTACGACAATTTAGAGCGACAAAGAAACGAGAAAGTTGAAGCTACATATGATAAAATATTTGATACTAGCATTACAGTGAGGCGATAATATGGTTTTAACAGCAAGTCCTGTGCAAATCGATACTCCCGGTGACCTTGAGGACACAAAAGGTGATAGCCCAGTGTCCGAAGAAGAGAAGAAGGAAGTTAAAGCTGTCCTCAATCTCTTCAATAAGTGGAAAAAAGCTAGGTCTTCCTACGATAGAAAATGGATGGATTACTATAAGCTATTCCGTGGTGTGCAGTGGAGCTCAAGACGTCCATCCTATCGGCACTCCGAAATAATCAACATGGTGTTCTCTACAATCCAGTCAAACATGCCACTTCAGCTTGACGCCAGACCTAGATTCCAATTCCTGCCACAAGAGCCCCAAGATAGAGACTTTGCAGAAATACTGAACCAATTGAGTGAATTTGATTGGGAAAAACATAATTGGATGCACACCCTATCCGAAGTAGTCCTCGATGGGTATTTGTACGGTACAGCCTTCTCATCCATGGAGTATGACCCAGACCTAGATTTTGGGATTGGATCGGCTGTTTATCAATCTGAAGACCCGTTTTATTGCTACCCAGACCCAGAGTCTAACGATATAAACGACCCTAAAAGTCAAGGTTTCTTTTTTGCCAAACCGATTGAGACAGCAAGACTTAAGGCTATGTTCCCTGATAAGGCTGATGATATAAAAGCTGATGTTAATGATTTTATCAAGTCTTCCAAAACAGACATAAATAACTATTATAATGAACGGGATAATACTGATTTAGAAATGCCAGAGTTTATCTCTGATCATGGTAGTGAAGAAGCGGCTGGGATCGAGAGAACATTTCTCATCAAGGCATATCTCAAGCCCCTAGACGTCAGTCAAGTAGAAAAAGAAGTTGAGTCTGAAGACGGGGAAGAAGCTAAGATAGAATTTGAGATTCATAAGAAATATCCCAAAGGTCGAATGGTTTGGATCGCAAATGGTAGGCTTCTTAAGAATGAAGATTTGCCCTACGACGATATGAAGATTCCTTTCCAAAAATATAACAACTATATTTTGAGTAGAGAGTTTTGGGGAATCTCAGAAGTTGAGCAATTAGAATCCCCTCAAAAGGTGTTCAATAAGATTCTTAGTTTTACGCTTGATGCTATGACACTAATGGGGAACCCGGTTTGGATTGTAGATACTGGGTCCGGTGTTGCTACTGAAAATCTAACTGGCGCCCCTGGCCTCATAGTAGAAAAAGAGCCTGGCACAGAGGTAAGACGTGAGCAAGGCCCATCGGTCAATCCATCATTTCTAAATGTACTGAATCAACTAGAGACTTGGTTCAATAATGTGTCCGGCACTCAAGATGTATCTAGAGGCCAGACACCTGGTAGCGTGACAGCGGCGAGCGCCATCGAACAGCTACAGCAAGCGGCCAAGACTAGAATACGCCAGAAGATGAGAAACCTTGACGGGTATCTAAGGCAAGTCGGTGATCAGTGGCAAGCTAGGGTCTTTCAATTCTATTCCGTACCAAAAATTGTTAGAATCACCGGCAAAGACGATGTGAACAAATTCTTCAAACTTTCTATTGAGAAAGATGAGGAAGGCCAGCGCGTAGCCACTGTGCAAGAGTTCCACGAGCCCAATGATGAGGGTGAGGGTAATTTAGTTCCCGGCACCGAGAAGAAACTTATCGTCAAAGGATTTTTTGATACTAAGACAATGACAGGTTCAGCCCTTCCATTTGCAATTGCAGATAGAGAGAACAAGGCCCTTGGATTATTTGATAGGGGTATCTTGGACGCTGAAGAAGTTTTAAATATAGTCGACTTCCCTAATAAGGAAAAAATATTACTTAGGTTAAAAGAACGGCAAGAGGCTGAAGCGGAAGCTGCAGCACAAGGCCCCCAACAATAATGGAGTAGGTTTATGGCAATGCCAGGACAAGAGCAA